CTTCGCCACCGTTCCTTTGGTCACCTTTTTTATCGGCAGCCGTATTGCCTTCTACAGTAGTTACAGTTCCATCTAAATTATCTTTTACAACAACTCCAACATGTGAGATTCTATCTACTCCATCACCAGGAAAGTCGAAGAAAACAATATCGCCTGCTTGAGGTTTAGACTCTTCACCTTCGAACCAAGTTTTGTTTTTCTTAAAAGCCTCGGCTCCAGCAAGGGTGCTTACACAATTAGGAATTTTAACTCCCGCTTGGTCAGCGCACCACATAACAAATGAACCGCACCATGGTTTGAAATTGGCTTTCGCAAATTTGCCGTATTTAGTTTCATTATCTTTAGGACCTTCAATAGTTCCTACTTCGGCTTGGGCAACTTCTACTAATTTCGCTGCCGTTCCTAAATCTGCCATTACTTACTCCTCTTAGTTTTCTCACGCGGATACTTTTCAATTCTTTCTCGAATCTTACCATCTTTGCCTACGCGAACTATCCAACCATCTTTAATTTGCATAGGGTTAAAAGGGAAACATCTTTTGTAAGCAGCGGTCATTATTTGCCTTTACGGGCTGCGGTCTTTCCATCTACATCGGCAAAGGCTTCGTTAATTTCAGCACTTGATAATTTACCATCTACTAAGTAAGAACGAGATAGTTGTTCGACTACTGTAACAACCCCTAAAGTTCCTGCCAAGATAACGGCTTTAATCGTATCTATGCCAATGATGGCTCCAGCGCCAATTACTGATAATCCACTAGCCAAAAATACTGCGAAAATTCGCTTAACTATGCTAACAATTTTCTCCATAAAAGTAGTACCTTCCAATTTATTCTTCCCAGTAGATACCATTTTACTTTCTCCTTACGGCTTTTTTAGGTTGGGGCTGAGTGTAGTAGATAAACGGCGCACTTGTATAGGCGTCATTCCTCGCTGATATTTCTAACGCTTCTGAGAGGCTGGCTCCTGCTTCTAAAGCCCCGATAGCGTAACTACTTCCTGAACCTACTCCAAAGAATCCCGTATCAGTTAAACTAACGCTCATATCGTCGGCTATTTCGAATACCTGCCCACCGATAGCAATTAAGAAGCAAAACTTGGCTTCATCATCATCTGTATCCCATTTATATTCGTTCTCCTTGAAAACTGCTTTCAAAGAAGGAACTACTTTAGCAATCATAAAATGATAAAGGTCTTGCCACTCGTTACCTGTGGGTCTAGGAGGGTTCCAAATATGTTGCGCAATATCGCAAGGGGCACATTCGCCGCTTCCAGCAATAATAAAAGGGCCGCGCTCGCTTATCTTTATCATTTCTTTATGCTTTTGAACTCGACCATTACCTGCAGTTACTTGGCTATCAGCCCCGAACAGAACTTTATCTTTTTGCTGGATAGCGATAATGGTCGTCATGGGGATAAGGGTACAAGCCAATTAAATAAAAAACGGCTAAGCAGTGAATCCCCTCACCGCCTAGCCGAACTAATTATATGCTACTTGACTGCCTTTTTACTTGGTCTTGACTTAGCATTTATCTTCTTACCGACCTCTTTAGCAACAGATTCTGCTACTTTACCAAAGGCTGGGTCTTTACTATTAAAAAATCTCATTGCAACTGGAACGATAGCCACCCATACAGAGTTTGCTACTGCCCACCAATCGCCTGAAGCAAAATCTACAGGGGACTTACCTGTAAGCGCTCCAATGGCTGCTACACCTGCTATAACGGCTCCTAATAAGTGTCTACCGTAACTATCTAGCATTGCTTTATTCAACTTCATTTTGACTCCCTAATTGCCAATTGTTTAACCATGTCGTAAATATCATCTATTCGACTTACGACTCCCGCTTGGCGTTCCTCTAATCTTATCACTTTGTCTGCCAAACTACTGCCCCCATTGGGAGATAATTGGCTCAACTGGGCTTCCATAGGCTTAAGTCTTTCGTCTAGCATTTCTAAGATATCTCTAGTGATATTTTTTTTCATAGGTCTCCAAATAAATTTACTTGCGATAGTTAGAATTGCCAATAGAGAGGCGGTTGTAGCCGCGACAATTTCAGCGTATTGGTAAGTAGACATGACTTAAAGGATACCAATATGCCACCGCTATATGAAGACACAATAACTTATGTCCTAGGCTAATTTTCCTAAAACAAATATATCGCCCGCGTTAATTAAGCAAAAAACTTTATCTGAGGCGGTTGGTGTGTAACTTGATAGATAACGAATACCAGTTAAATTAGTAGTATCTCCGCTGAGGCGAATAGTTAAAGAGGCTGGCGGTCCTGCTACAACAGTCTGAACTACGGCTTGGTGGATAGCGATACGAGAGTTTTGTTCAACTAGTCCTTTAATAATGGTAGAAAATTCCATAACGTTTAACCTATACTCTCATCGGCGTCAACTAATCTTACAGTTCGGGCTGAGGCAGACATAACATCTTGGGGCGATAAAGGAATAGTTAAAGTATCTAAAATAACGACTCTATCTACTTTGGCGCCAATAGATTTTACATAAACAATATCCTGCACATCTAAAGCGGGATTGACTAAACCTTCCCAATTGATAGTTTCTTGGGCTCCAATATAAGTGTTTAGTAATAAAGTCGCGGCGGTAATGGCTGCTGCTGAAGTGCTTAAAAGGTTAGTACTAATAAAGGTAGGAACTTGGCCGAATTTTCCGTAGCGGTAAGTTGGACTTCCAGAATCTTCGTCCCATACCTCAACTCTAATCGGAGTTGAAACGTTACTTCCTTCTACATAATAAATAACGCCGTTGTAAGTTTCTTTAGTACTTATAGACCTGTTAAGGCTAGTAACTGTAGTTCCTTCGCCTTCTACGAAAGTAGCAATAGGGCTCGTTCCATCTAAAGTAGGAAACTGCTTCATCGTTACTACGCCTGTAGCGTCAAAAAATAAATCAAAGCCAACTAACTCACATATCTCAACAGCGTCTTTCCAAGGGTCGTTATCATTTTCGGCACCTAGAATAACTTGGTTGATAGTAACGTTAGTTGTGGGGAAAGAAGTAACTACCTCGGGGTATCTATTCGCTAACAAAGCCGTAATAGAACTTTCTAAAGTTCCTGTTACTAACTGGTATGGTGAAGTCCATTTATTCCGGCTTATGACAAGCGACCTATCTTCACCACTTACTTCTATAGATACTCCGTCATTAGTATCTGAAATACTAACGTCAGTAATAACAAATACACCTAGAGGAACATACTCATCAGTTCCGCTCGCGAACCTGACACCTCTATAAAGCCTAATTTCATTTCCGAAGGGGTTAAGTAAGTCGAATTGGTTATCAGGAACTAAATTGTTATTCGTCCTATCAGTTATTAAATTTACTTTGCAGGACCTTCTAATTGCATTAGATGTAGATATTTCGACTGTTCCTGATTCAATATCTATTTCGGCTAATTTTTGGTCTACCGACCATATTTCCGCTTTACTGACTACTGTATGATTAGTCGATATGGCCGTTCTAAAGTCAGCACTAGTAGGAAACATTAGCCATCAACCTCAACATAGGCTAATTCTATGTCGCGGTAGATAACTCCGTTTTGGAAAGATTCAGCCGCCCATGTTCTACCAACCACGCGAATAAACTTTTGGTTAAGTTGTGGGTCTTGAACTAATAAAGTTCCTTGGTGCTCAATAATTGGATAGAAGTCGTCCCACTCAGTTTCAGATAAAGTTTTAATTTGATAGATACCATCTTCACCTTGAATAGGGCCATCAACTACAATAGGGCGACTTTCTCCCAATGGGCGAAATACTGTATTTGGTTCTTCAACATTAGTATCTAATTGTGCTAAGACCCTTACGCTACCGATATTTATAGAGGGCTTACTGATAGCCTTAAACCACCAAGTTTCATCGCTCACTACATACACTTGAACTACAGCACTATAAGCGGAAGGAATTTCAACTCCCCCTGAAGTAGTCGCTATAGACCTAGTTCGGTAATAAGCGCTTGCGTCTCTTGGGGCTTCATAATCAATTACTGAAGCAATAAAACTTCCGCTAGGAGTTAGTTCATCTCCATCTCTTACTAGGGTATAAGTTGTTCCTGAATCGTCTGACCTATAAATTTCAAATACTTGGCTCGCGAATCCTCCTGATACGGCTACACCTGTTGCAGTCAAAGTCGTGTAGTTATCGTCGTTACTATAAACAGCAGATAAAGAAGGACCTGTTGGCAAAGTGTTATTTATTACAAATCCGCTGTAAGCCCAATCTGAATAAAAAGGCGAGTTATTAACTGTCTTTCCAACTTTCATATACGCCCTATATGTAGCGTTAGCAAGTAAAGCGCCAACTACGTCATTAGTATCGGCAGAACCAATTACGCCTGAATCATAAGTCGAAGTAGATGTTTCAGGGTCAAATCCACCCGCACCATACTGGGCAGCAGTAAAAACTTTTATCTGGTAGTAACTCTGGGTATCTCCATCTGTATCTGTAAAAGTCCATGAAACATCAGGGCTAGCAGTGTTTGTAATAGTTCCGTTAGGGGTAGTAACTGATACTGTCGGTTCGCTAACAATATCTACATCTACATAAAGTTCGTAAAGGTTTGATATATCTGTTGAGTCTTGATACTCAGTAACTTTAACCCTAAGATTATTTATATCAGTTTGAGTCCATGCTAATCCATTAGGGGCAGCGACTTGGTATGCTCCAGTTAAGGTAGTAATACTTGAGTAAGTTCCACGAAGTTGTAACGGAGAATGGTAGTAGTTTTCATTATCAATACGAGAACCTAAATAAACGTTTAACTTGCCTGTTGCAGAGGCTCCAGTTTTAATTCTTGCTCTGACTCGTACTCTTTTAACTTTTTGACTTGCCGTTAAGGTAGTTGTGCCAAAGTCATAAAGAATAGAAGCGATGCCTGAAACTGATGTCTTTTTAGAAATGTAAGTAGTATCGCTTGCGTCATTTACGGCAGCATGAAAAGAAGCAGCGCCTCCTGTATTATCAAAATTACCTGAACCTGTTACTGTGGCGTTAGCCAATACTGTTGTAACTGCCATTACTTTCCTCTTCTTTGAGCAAGGGCTTTAGCAACTGCACTCGCAACTGTATTAGAAGTAACTGTCGGCGTAACTTTTTGAGTATTGATATTTACACTCACATTAGGGTTACCAGCGCCATAAGTAAAGTTAGACTTACTAGAACTAGGTGTAGGGATACCTGAGTAGCCACCACTTGTAGTAGTTTTTTTAACAGGCGGAACGACTTTCGTACTGCCACTACTGCCACCGCCCACAGCGCCACTTATGCCTCCAATAGAAGCGAAAGCAGCAGCAATAACAGCAACCATTTGTTCGGCAATACTCTGAGCAGTCCCTACTAAACTTGCTCTTTGGGCTTCTAAAGCGTTCATCATGTTTAAGGCTAAATCTGTTCCTAAATTAGTTCCCTCATTTCTTAATGGGGCGAGCATTGAAACGATAGAGTCTTTAATGAAAGTCATTTGTAGATTTATGTTTTCAACTTCCGCTTGCGCGCCTGCTACGAAGGCTTGAGCCATACTTACTGCGTTGCCATAAAAGACAGTCGCCATGTCTGTTCCAAAGGTCGTTGAGGCTGAGTTAATTTGGTCGTATAAAGAGTTAATTGAACTTATTTGTTCTTGACTTGCTGTAGTTAAAGTCTGAGCAGTTAAGGAAGCAGTTTCAGGACCAGCCTCTAGTAATTGACGGACATACTCTTGGTTCAGTCCTGAGGCTAGAAGTTTCTTTATATTGCTAGAGAAAGAGGTAATCATTGCTAAGCGGTCTTGTAACTGCTTAGTAATTGATTCTAGCCCACCTGATGAGGCTTTAATTTGAGAGATAACATAACCAGTGGCGGTCTTGGCTACATTGTAAACGGCTGCGCTATCGGCTTTCGATAAATCAACCAAGGCAGTTGCGTACTTCTTTAAGTTACCTGTTACAGTTTTATTAAAGTCTGCTTGGTCGGTTAAAACGCTTTCTAAATTCTTTTGGGCTTCTTCTAATACTTTAACAGCCTTTTCTCTACGCTTTGCGAGCGCGATAAGTTGTTTAGTTTGTAACTCTAAGAAGTTAAGCATCTTTTGTCCAGAAGCAGGGTCAATACCAGCGTATCGTTTATTTATTGCCGCAGTTAATTGGTCATACATACCAATAATTGAACTAACATCAGCCTCAGCGCTTGAAAGGGCTTTAGTTAAAGCACTTGCTTCACCGAAAGGCATACGAAGGATATCGGCTAATTCAGCAGCGCCATCGGCTCTACTCTTTAGTACATCTTCGTAATTGCGCTGAGCGTCTTCTAGTTTTTTAGTTACTTCTTCTAACGCCTTAGCATTGGCTTCCGCTTGAGGTATAAACGCTCTAAGAGCCTCATTTAATTTATCGTAGCCTGCTTTCATCTTAGCCGCGGCTTTACCTGAAAGTTCTTTGCCCATAAAGTCAAATACTTTTTTAACTTGTTCTGTGCTTTGAAGGATAGTATCTCTAGCCTTCTCTGCTCCGCCTTCGAATCCTTTACGGAAATCATTATTTATGTAATCGTTATAGCCTTGCATAATATCGGCTAAAGAATCGTTAATGCCTTTCTTAATTTTAGCCTTTTTATCATTGCCGCCAAAAATCCTATCTGAAGACCCTAATAGTCCTAGGTCGGGCATTGTTACGCCATCTACGCTACCAGTAACTCCAATTTTAACGGGCTTATTTAATTTATCTAAATTGTCGCGATAACTTTCAACTTTTTTAGAGGCATTGTCGAAGAAGCCACCTACATTATTAGTGAAATCTTTTAATTTATTGTAAGCATCTTTAGCCTCAGGACTAAAGAAACTCATAGCCTTTAGGAACAATTTAACAGGGCCAGTTATTAAGTTCGCTAACGCTTCTGCGTAAATACCTGCAAACTTTATCATTCCGCTAAATACAGTTACTCCAACTTTTCCAATTGAAATCATAGCCTTGCGGAAAGTTTCTGACCTGTTCCATAACAACATAAAGCCTGTTACTAACATGGCGGCTGCCGCTACTACTAACCCAATAGGGTTCATACGCATTACTAAATTTAAGCCTTTGAAGGCTTTAACTAAACCGCTTGTGGCCATAGTTTTAGCAGCCGTCAGGGCTAACATAACTTTTGATACAGCGTTGTATAGTTTTACTTGAAGTATGTAAGCAGCCATACCTATGGCGACTGTCGCTACGACTCCCGCTAGAACTTGAAATACTTTTATGTTACTTTGTATAAATCTACCGATTACTCCAAGGGCTTTGATTAAACCGATTACTGCTCCAACTGCTAATTCGATGGCAGGAACTATTAGTCCTGTAAATATCGGAGCGAATACTGAAGCAACGGCTTTAGAAAAATCAAAAATGTCTTTGACTAAACCTTTTATGAAACCTACGAATCTTTCAATAGCCGCCCCATCTTTGAACTTAGCCTGCAATGTTGCAAAGGCTGGAGTTAAAACTGAACTAAGGGCAACAGCCACTTGGCCTATTATTGGGATTAAAGCCTTACCGAAAGCCTTTTGAGTATCTGTAACACCTTTAGTTAAATCTCTTTGCGCCTTTTGGGCTGGAGTTAAAGCATTTTGTGCGAAATCTCTATAGGTCGTTCCTAAAACTTTTACGATAGCCGCGGCTCGTTCGTTTTCAGTGCCTGACTTAATCATATTTTTTGTCTCTTTATCTAGTACGAAGCCAGTTCTAGTCAAAGAAGCGAATTGACCGTTTAATGCTTGAGCAAGACCATTAGTCATTGCCCTAAATTCATCGGCAGAAGCGCTCGCGCCTTTTTCAGCAACTACATAGTCCAAAATAGCAGGGGTAAGCATTCCAATCGTACTTCCATGTAAATCGAAAGTAGCCAACTGCGATTGGATAACAGTTATATTTTCCGAAGAAATACTAGTTAACTTTTCAAGGGCGGCTGCTTGTTGATTTAATACTTGGACTTGTTCCGCAGTCGCGCCATTTGTGTTGTAGAGCAAACGAGCAAGGCGATTTTGGGCCGCACCTGATTGTTGGGCGGCGCGAACTGAATCAACGCCTAATTTAATAGCGAAAGCACCAGCCGCTGTTGTTGCAGCAGCAAAGGCTAACTTAAATTTACCGCCTAAAAAAGAAGCAGTTGTATTAGAGGACTTAGTTAAATTCTCAGTAGCCTTTTGAGCCTGCGACATGGCAGTAGTAAATTGAGAAGTGTCGGCCTTAAGCCTAGCAAGTACATCAACGACTGCCAATTAAGTTCACTTCCTCTTTTTAGATGCTTGTTCCTGTTCCCATATCCGCAACCGCTCAAGCGATTCCCACTCTGCTAATTCATAAGCGGAAATCGCTTTGTAAGTTGAACTGCCATACAAAAGTTCTTCGACAGTTCTTCCTAAGCGTTCTGCGAGGTCGAAGACAAATCTTCGGTAGCCGTTGCGGAGGAATCTTTTCCCTGCGCATCAGCCGACTCTTGTGTGAATCCTGATAACCTCATACCAACTCCTGCTAAGCGGTCTAATGCTGTAGCGGCTTTGGCTAATAGGGCATCGCGGTCTGCGGGCTTAAAGATTTGAACGCCACTCTCTACATCGAAAGAAGTAGCGATTACAATTTCAGGATAGACAAATTGCAGATTAACTCCGCCTTTGTTATCAATTGCTAAATCCATGATACGAGTACGCTCTGCGCCTGTCATACCACGAACTTCTACTTTAACGCCCCACTCTGGAACATCTACCATCTCTGACGGAATATCCTGAGCAGATAAAATTTGGTCTCTAATGGACACGTTTTCTCCTTTTGGTCTCGTTGGACTCGGTTATCTGGATTCTACTACTTTTTAATTATTATGCGTAAGCACCGCGGGTAACGGCACCTGTAATTTGGAACTCTGCTGAATAGGAAACAATGTCGCCTACTCCTGCTGAAGTTTCGTATGAAGTCAAGAAGCACTCGCCTGTGTACTTTGTATAAGTAGCAGTTGAACCTTCAGGACCATACTCAAATGAAACTGAGTCAGTCTTTCCTACGATAGCAGCCAAGTGCGTATCTACAGTCGCGTCAAATGAACCTTCAACGCTGATAGTTGCGCCTGTAAAGCCAATTACGTAAGAACGGTCAGAGGAACCAAATGAGGTTGTCTCTAAAGTTTCTGCTTCCCGAGGGAAAGAAACTGAATTAAGTGTATTGCTAATATCGGTAAGTGAGCCAGCGTTATTGTCTACTTTGAATACGGCCGATTTACCATGTCTGAATGTTGGCATATTATTATCTCCTTGAAAATGCGACGCTACGGGTTATAGCACCTGTGCCTGTTGCGATTGTGGTTCTTGTCCTCAAGTAACGATTTACTGTCGTTCCTGAAGCAACTTCAACTCTTTCTGAATCTTTTCCAGAAAGTGCTACCGTGCCGAATACAACTAAATCAGCCCATGTTGAGTTATCGGCTGAATGTTGTACTGCGATTACAGTAGTTGCTGTTCTAGCGTTTGTAGTTACGTGCATATGTGCTACCCCACCATTAGTAGATGAAGCCGCGTTATCAACACTTGTGGTGTTGGTAGTTGTAGATACGGCAGTTTGGCAAACTAACCAAACTCCTGAATCTAATCCCCCATCTGCTATCGCTTCCGCTGATACAGAAACAACATCAGTTAAAGGACTACTAATCTCGTATGAGGTTGAGGACGCTGCCGCAAGAATTGCTCGTCCCCCTATGCTAGTGCTGTCGTTAGATACTGTTACTACTTTATCAGTAGCATTACCTAAAGCGGCGTGAAAAATGGAATCTGCGCTAGAAGTAGTTCCATCGAATAAACCTTCGAATGAAATAGTTCCCTCGTTATGACCGACAATATAAGAGCGGTCAGATGAGCCGAAAGTTGTAGTTTCTGCGGTATCAACCGAATAAGCGGCAGTGGCGCTATTTAAGTAAGTAGTTAGGTCAAAATCATCACTTAATACTGTGGTGTTCTTACCATGGCGAAATGTAGGCATTAGTTTGTCTCCTCAACTGAGCGTTGGAATTCTGTTCCATCTTGGACGAAGCCGTCCTTATCGCCATCTGTTGCTTTAGGGTCAAAAGTAACTTCAGGTTCGATTACGGGTTCAATTTTTTTGGCTTTACCATCAGAGGATTCAATTAAGCCTTGCTCAAGTAACCACTTGGCTGATTTCTCTGGAATATCTGAAACAATAGTCCCTGACTCTGCTCGCTTGTCAGGTGGGTAATCTATACCTACTAAAACTCGGTATTGTGTCATTGAATTTCTCCTCTGGGCAACACGGACCCAACTACCTTAGGCCTAATGGCTCTGCATGTAGTGGGGTCTCAATGGACTCGTTATGTAAAGATTAGCACTAATTTACTTAATAAAGTGGCTACGGCTTACTTTAGTATTGCTATATCTGTAACTCTTATTTCAGGATACATGCAAAAAGTTAAAACTCCTGATTCAGATTTTTCGCCTGTAATCTCTCTCCACCAATCACTTCCGCCATCCATAGCAGGGGCTTGTAACCAAACGCAACCCCCCCAATCTGCGGCTCTAAAATGATGGTAATGTCCCGAAACTAATACATCAGCACCACCGACACTTTGGCGACCTAATGACTGCCCTTCTAGCCATCTTCTTAATTTTCCTTCTACTCCCTGACCACCTCTTCTTGCGGCATGGCCGTGCGTGATACCTAATACCCACCCCGCGACTTCTGCTGTAATACTTAAGCGGTTTTTTGGAATAGCGAACTGAATATGCCCGAAAGCCTCTTGATTAGTTTCTAAGATTTCAGCGACTTGCTCTACTATCGCTACATCATCGTTATCGTTTAGAGTCGTATAAGACTTTCCAGAACTATTCCTATTTTCTCCATGGTTGCCCGCAACTGCCATAACTTGGACCTCTACGAAGTATTTGCTCCAACGCATTAAAGCATCTCTTAATAAACGCCTTGCTATTTTAACTTGGTCTCGGCGGTCTAACTCAACGCTGAAAGTTTGTTGGGCGTAATGGCCCACGCAACCTTCTATAGAATCGCCAGTCCATAAAACTACTAACTTACCTATCGGTCTTTTTAATTTTTCTAATTCTTTTATACGGGTTTCTACTTTATCTATTCCATTAAGGATACGTTCAATAGTTCCTTTTAATCCATCTCCATCTGCTTTACCGATTTGCCAGTCAGATAATACAACTATGAAAGCGCCCGTCCCAGCAAAATTACTTTTTAACTTAGGCTTATATTTTTTAATTTCGTTTTGTAATTCGGTAAACTCTTCTTTCTTATCACTATCTTTAACTTGAACGACTTTGCCTTTCCATTGGCGATTTAACGCACCATCAGGATTACCCCATACGTTAAATAAAACGGGCTCAATTACGCGGAAGTTATCAGGGTCTAATCCCCAAATACGAAGTATGGCGTCCCAGTTAGGCGCTTCTTCTAAAGGTAAAGCGGTAGTAGTAATCGTTCCTTCGTTACCATTCCAAATAACTCCAGCCTGCCACTCGGCTCCAATTTTATTTAACTTTGGCTCGTTAGTTGGGCTAGTAGTAGTACTTAAAAGTTTATCTATCTCGTCGTCTAAATTCATGGACAACTACAACCCCCGCCTTTAGCCCTTCGTCGGTGGCGGCGCATAACTTCTGCACTAACACCAAAGTCAAATTCTTTTAATAATTTAACTAGGTCTAAAGAAAGGACTGATGAGTTAGCCATTAGGGCGACTAATTTAGTTTTAGTTGGGTCTTCTAAACTATCTAAAACTTTTTTAACTGAACACACCATACCATTAGATTTTTTAGTAGGTGTGAAATTATTTAATGCGTCATCAAAACTAAGCAACTTGCTGGTTGGTTGCTTTACATCTTCCGCAGTTGAGTTTCCATGGTCTAGAGAGGAACTCAGCAAGGATTCTGTTACAGCGCCAACATCTTGGATATTCGTCACGATTATCTCCTCGGGCGTAAGGGTCTCGTTTACCCTCTTGCTCGGCCAAGTTTACACATCCACATGGCAATCTAGGTTAAACACCACACGCGGCCTGTCTAATTGGTCTGCACCAAGAGGATACAAACCTCCAGAGGAAGATACCCTCATTACAGTTACGCCCGCGGCAGTTACATTTCTCATACCTGAAACTAAAGTCCTTAAAGTGTCCGCTAAGTCGCGAGCAGTAGGGTAATCATCTCTGCCAGCCCTAACTACGATTTGAATACTAGGGCGGTCTACTTCAAAGGCAGTTGCCCCGAAAGTTTCTAAAGGAGCCAGTCCTTGGTACTCATAAAGACAGACGCATAGGTCAGGAGAGTCAGGCATTTTGGCTAAAAATAAATTAGTTCCAATAGTTAAAGTAGCATTGTTAGAGTCAATATGACTTCCAATTGCTTCAAGGGCTGTAGCCATTATATTCCTAACGCTCGGGCGACTGAGGCGGTCAAACGAGTTGCCATGCCTTTTGTTTGCCTTTTAAGAGGACCTTCTAAAAATTTAGCATTAGTTCCTGGGTTATGGCGGGCTTCTAAATCTTCATGAACATAAATGCCGTAATCTGCAGCCGCGCCTCCATAACTGATTTCTACTACCACCTGCCCGCTTTCAGAAAAAGGCAGACCTAATTTACCTGAGTTTCTTAAATTGCCTGTATCAACTGGAACTTCGACTTGGCTTTGGGCGAACACGGCCGCCGCTTCCCTATAAAGACTTTGCTCTAAGGCTTTCGCTGCTTTAGGTCCGCCTTTAGTTAATAATTCAGTTAGTTTACGGGCGTCAAATTGAACCTCTACAGTTTTTTTGGCACTAGCCATTTAAGGCTCCAAAAGTAACTACTGTATGGTGAACAGTAGAAGTTCCATTTGCCATGTATTTGACTTTCTTCACACTTATTATACGAGGGTCTATGGCGGTGTCTGGAAGGTCTAATTTATCGCCAGTATCTATATTTGCGTCAGACATTATGTAAAGTTTTCCGCCTTCAGAAACTTGCTTACCTTGTTCATCTCGACTTGAAGACTTTTCTAAAACTAAGTGGCAACTATAAGAGGTTCCGCTGCCTGAAATAGTTTGTTTGCCGTAATTATCCAAAGATGAAGCACTATAGACAGTAACTGTATGGGTCATATCTCCTAACCAGTGGGCAGGAGCACCTGTTACATAAGTAGGCATTTTGAACTCCTAAACGGTGTAGTCGTGGATACCAGTATGAAAATCTGTGTTGTAAGTTGTTACTGCTTTCGCGGCTGTTGATATTATTGCTGCGGAATTGACTATTGGTGTAGGTGGGTAAAGGTCATTCTTTTGCGCCCTTAATCGGTCTGCTAACTTGAAGAACTCTGAAGCAGAAGTTTGGTAACTTTCAGATATAGATAAATCGCCTATGCTTCTAGAGTAGTTAGTTTTTTGAGCGAAGTTGCCAGCAATAATTTCTGCCCCTGCGATAGCCGCGTCAAAAACATTAGGGTAAAGACTTAGTAAATAAGTTATTTCTGCGTCTTCTAAATTGTAATCAGTTGAGTCAGTATCGCTAATTAAGAAACGAACTTTGTCGCGATTACCGCTTGAAGGGTCTACATAAGTGAATGCCATTTTATACTATCTCTACTCCGCAGATATGAAAATTTACTTCAGCGTTAGAAGCGTTTCCTGTTATTAGTTGCCCTGTGGTTAAAGGCTGAGAGATATTATAGATTTGAGTTGCGCCTGCTGTGATGCTTACAGTTCCAAATAATTGAATGCTGTTGAGCGAGATAGTGAAGGTCCTTGTTGAAGCACCCTCATTACAAACTACGATACTGGTAACAATAGTAGTTGTTGAAGCAGGAACTGTGTAAAGAGTGGAAGAACCAGTTTGGGCTGCTGCGCGGTGAAGTATTTTAGGTGTTATTACTGACATCAGGTTATCTCCACTCCTGCTATAAAGAAGTTAATATCTGTGGCTGATGCCAAGCCTTTAATCGTTTTCGTCGCTGTTAAGGTTTGCTTCATTGAATAAGTTGTAGTTGTGTTGGCTGCAATACTTAGAGTCTTAAATAAATCTACATCATCTAACAGAATAGAAAAAGTTAAAGAACCACTTGAAGTATTAGTAACCGTAATTTCAGTGACTACTGTAGTAGTGGACGCAGGGGTTGTATAAAGAGTCGCGCTTGAAGTAGCAGCAGCCGTCCGTGAAAGTATCTTTGGGGTTACGGCCATTAGTCAGCCTTCATTATGCGCATGATTTGGAAGTCGTCGAACTCAGCATCAGCGTCATCTGCTAAGTTTTTCAAATCAGTATGGACCGCAGGGGTTGCTGCGGCTAGGGGGTATCTCAAACCTCGACCAGTAGTTGCCATTTTTACTCCTTTATGACTTAAGAATTTTAGCACAAAGGCGATTAGATAGGCGCCAGTACCTTCGTTTTAGAGAGTCAATTAAAGTCTTTTTTATTCCAGAACCTAGTGCGATAAGAATTAAAGATATTCACCTTCAATTCATGACCTATTTTCGCTGATTTTATTTCATCTTCGCTATCGCCGAATTTCATTTGCCATTTTTCTCGCTTAAAAGGTATTACTTGAACAAGGGGAGTGCCAGCAGGTATGAGACCTTCGAACTCGTTTACCTTAAATAAAAAAGGGAAATTTACAGGAGCGTAATAATTATCTGTATCCACTAAACCTGATAAAACTTCGAAGTAAGGGTTAGGATTATGAGCAGGAGGCATAAAGAAGCAAGAGTAGCCTTTTGGAGTTCTTATACTCCATGGATTTTCAAACTTATGCGCCCCACCTGCGCTCATGTTTGCAGGATAATGTGCTATCTGAGTTATAGGGTGGAAGCCGAACTTCATATTTCTATCTCCCGAATAGAATGTGCAATTACCGTCTTTAATCGTTACCCAAATGTCAGCCCAAGTAGGTATTATGTATCCCGCCGTCATCATATCTAAAACGGGAACACATTTTTTTACTGTAGTACCGGGCCCTGACTCTGTAACGCCTTTTTTATCACCAATATAAGACCTAGTATCTTTATACCATTTTGGAGTGAAGTTTTTAGCAGGAGCGGGAAAGTAGTCAGAAGTAACTCCCATAGTGTCGGTAAATAAAATATCTTTCATGACTTCACCTTAGCATATTCTCTAAAATTCGGCTAGGTAACTGACCTTCCTCTAATTAGATTTCGTTTGGCCATTATTAAAAAATAACGAAGGAGTAAAATATATCTCAGAGTCTAAAGGACTAAGTTCATATAAGTACTTTTTCTCTTTTTCGCTTAAGGCTGTATAGACTTGAAAGGACTCGTCAGTTATCCTATATTGGGATTTTTTCCGTATTGGCGTTATTTGCGGCGGAATTTCGAAATTGAAATCTGTCGAGATTTTAGCCATAGCCGCTTCGCAAGTTATATTATTCCATTGGTTATCTCGCAGTAGTATATTGACTTCTAACACTCGGGCTAGGAGAGTTTTTTCATCCATAGTTATTGCTAAAAAATCAGGGTCTAGCATCTCTAAAGGGTTAATGTATTCAAAGCGAAATTTTTCTTCTCGTATAAAAAATTCTTTGATTGGTAGTTAGCAAGTAAGTTTTGATAAGTTTCTACCCAAGGCATGAAATCTAGTATGTTAGTTTGTCTTGAGTTGCGTCTGCCGCCTCCCATTTTGTAAAACGCGTAATGGCTAGCAGTTCTTTTTACAGGGTCTCTAAAAGAGGACAATACATAATTTTTTTGGCGGTTCAGCCAACCTACATGGTAAGCCCCATTAAGAGTAAAAATACTATTAGCCCATAAAGCCTCAAATAACGGCTCAACGAGAGTATTGTATAGATATGTGCCACCCGTTTTACCTATGTGAAAATGATAAAACGACTCGTAGCGAGCACTCATTAGTTTTGGTTGAGTTCGCTCTCTAGTTTTTGGCGAAGGGCTTCACCTGATAAAACTGGCACATCAAAGTCAAGTTGAGGTAAGCCCCATGCTTTACTTTCTTGTATCCATTCATATTCCACACCACTAACTGGCGCAGGCTTTTCAGGTATGCTAATTGCTCCGTCTTTCACAATCTCATTATATGCCAAGCGCTTGAAAGAATCTGCTTCCAAATTTGTTTTGAAAGTGTTTAATTCTTCTTCAGGCACGCTCGACTTAAAAACTAAAACGTTTATGACGGAGCCGTTTTTAATAAAGGCTACTTCTATGGTGTCCATCTAAGTACCAATACCCTTCCACTAGAACCTACGTTAGGAGTATTAGGGCCAGGTCTATTAGCGCCATTGCCTCCAGCCTGACTTAATTCAGCGTTTGTGACACCTAGATAAATATCAGTATTGGCAGGTAAAGAAGGAGTCCCTTCAGTACCCTGTGTGTTGACAGACCCACCATTGCCGCCAGTAGACGTTAAATTAAAAGCATTCGTAACGGCGCCTTGTCCTCCTGAACCAGCGCCTCCACCGAAACTGTTAGAGCCAGCGTTGCCGCCTGCGCCAATCGTAATGGCATAAGTTCCAGTTAGAGCGAAAGCCGTAGTAGTGGCTGACACTCCACCATTTCCTCCCGCGCCTCCAGCCGAGCCGTAAGGACCATATCTCGCTTGGTTCCAGTTGCCTCCACCGCCACCACCGCTTGCACCAGCAACGATTACGTGGGCGTATTGTCCTGCTGAGTAGCCATTATTTGAACCTGTTACGTTGCTTGAACCAAGACCGTAGTTACCTGAAGTTGTTAATTCTTCTAAAACCATCGTTCCGCCAGCAGTTGTAATTTTGGCGTTTACTGGGCTAATACTCAAATCTAAAGCACCGCTCGCTACGCACTCAATTCGGTGAAAGTTAGAGGCAATAGCGTTATTCGAAGAAGTTGAGTTTACGTTAATCTCTTGAATCAAATCGTAATTAGTATCATAAACATAAAGTATGGCGGTTCCAGTACTAGTTACACAAGCGTAAGTTCCTGCCGTGGTTTGCGGCATTAAAAGCCAAACACGAGTTGTATTGGCTATCGCGAAAATAGAGGTAGCCGTCGCCTTGCCTGTAAGAGCGCTATTGAGTTGGGCTATAGGTCCTAATTTAGTTGCTACAGGTGAGCCGTTTTCTAAGAAAGCCATTACGCAATCTCACTTCCGAAGGCGTTAAATGATTGACTTGCTGAAGAAGCATAAACAGTAATTACATCTGCCGCGTTAAGAGTTACACCGATTGTGTAAGTATGCGTAGAGTTGGCAGGTAAAGCAACATCGTAAGCGAGATAATGTTTGGCGGCTAAAGACTCACCGTCAGGCCTGATTGCCAAGCGATAAGTTCCTGCTGATGCTGCTTGATTTGCTACTACGACAGTACTTAATACAGCCTCAGTTGCAGAAGGTACTGTGTAAAGGGTTGTTGCGGTTGTTGCGCTTGGGTTAGATTGTCCGAGCACCTTGTAAGTAGTTGCCATGGTTTAGCCTCCTATGAATAAGAACGAGTTTAGCACGCCTGTAGTTAGAGATTGGGCGGACACGAGACTCGCTGATGATGAAATTGACGCGTTTTCTGTTTGAGTTTGGTAGGTAGAAAAAAAACTTGGTACTGTCGTCCAAGTTATATTAGTTAGTGCTGTATAAGTAGCCGCTCGCGCATTTAGAGCCGTATAAGTGGCATTTCCTAACTGAAAGTATCTATACTTGCCACTAAATACATAACTCGAAAGGGCTTGGTCTATTTGCCCGTCGAGGATATCGATATTGGCTGTAAGTACATTCCATAAAGAATCTGAAACTAATCCAACGTAAGTATCGGCAGTTATTGCGGGACTTATATCGGCTAAGTTAAGAGTTCCTGAAGTTGTGTAAGGCAAACTAATTGTATAGGTTCTGCCTTTAGGGAAGGCTTCTTCGACTGTGATTGTATAAGGGATAGGGACAAGGTCGGGGTCATTAGTAGCAGGTAACGTAGTACTAAAGGAGCCGTTAGCGTCTAAAGTAACTGACTTAGTAGATGGAACTATCATTTGGTTATCTGTTCCATTTTGCAGTAAATCACTTAAAGTAAATTTAACTTGTCCGCTAATAGCGGCACCTGTGTAGTCAACATAGTTGCCTGCTAATGCCACAGTAGTTATTGCTGCGCCTAGTGCCATTAGGCACCTACCGCTAAGAATGGATTAGCAACTAAAGGAACGAGGGCTTGGACCGCTGCTAAATCGCTTGTGACATCTGCGCTCGCAACATTTATAGCCGTAGAAATAGTTCCACCAATAGCAGTTACAGGGGTTATTCCTGCCATGGTTGCTGTGTAAGTAGTAAATGCCGCAATTCCTACGTTAGCCATTTTATAGTCCCATCAGTAAATACGGGCTTAAAGATACTTTAGTTATATTTCCAACTTCATTAGAAACTAGTATAGCATTAGCCGTAGCAGTATCGGCAATGTCAGGTGCGCTATCTAAAGTAGCAAAGGTTCCATTAGCAGCGTTATATGAGGCTAAAAGAGTATTGTACTGAGTGGTAGTTACAAATCCTGCTGCCTCAGCACCACTTACTGCTTCTGATAAATCAGATAAATCGTAAGTTGCTGTTCCTGAGGGCAAAGTTATGTAAAAATCTCTACCACCTGAAAAAATTTCCTCAACTTGGTAAGCGATTGGATTTGGTGTATAGTCTGTATCATTAGTAACTGGTAAAGTTACAGTGAAAGTACCATTAGTATCTAAAACTTTAGTTATGGCTTGTCCTACTACTATTTGATTTTGGTCAGTATCAATTACATTACAAATTGGAGTAAAGCGAACTGAGCCCGCTTGTGCGGCACCAGTAATATCAACATAGGTGCCATTTAGTACACAGGTAGAGATATCGCCGCTTAAAGCCACTTTGAACTCCTAACCCATTAACATAAAGGAATCAAATCCTCCGCTTGCTGGTGATGCCCATTTTACTCCGCCTGACTCATTTGAGTCGGCTGTAAGAACTGTATTATTGGCGCCAACTGATAATTTACCTACAGTGTTGTCGCTTGTAGCAACGAACATATCGCCCTTGCTATCTACAAGTACTTGAGGAACTGGATACTGAATAATCGAAATAGCCATGATTAAACTCCTTGTCGGATAACGCCCACAGTTTGAGTGCTCGAAGCAACTACGCCATAAATGCCTTCGCCGTCTTGTAATTCAATAGCGAAAGCAGTTCCTGCTAAAAGTAAAAAGCCATAAGAGGCTGTGGTAACACCTGTGCCACCAATATAAACACTTTGACCAGTGGTTGGATTCTGTACTAAAACTGTTTGGCCATCTCGTCCTGCTCCTGTGGCAGAAAGTAAGGTAGCAGTAGTGCCTACTGAAACTTGTGCGTGAGTTAGTGCCATAGTTGCTCCTTTAAGAAAGAGTGATACCCCATTACTGAAGTATCACCCTTTCTAAATAATTAAGTAGATCTTTAGGCTATGCGGTAAATCGATACTGTCGTTGGAGCAGTTACAACTACTTGCCAGCGAGATGCTTGTCCAGCAGTCGCGGCAGTTGTTGCAAGTCCTACGATTGTTACACCAGTTCCACCAGCCAAAGTAGCAACATAAGCCGCTAAGTTGATATAACTGAACTTAAAACTTGTTCCTACAACAGAGCCTGTTGCTGCAATAATCGCAGCGGCAGTTGGAGTAGTAATAGTTCTTGCTGTTGTAAGAGTCGCAGTAGTAATACCACCTTGCATGCCCGCTACTGTGTGTACCATTGAGGCACCATCAGCGATATTTGTTACTGAACGAATCTGTTGCATGTTACCAGTTACAGTAAGTCCACCAACAACCGCATTTCCTCGCGTAATTCTATTAAACATATTTCTCCTTATTTTGGAGAGGGAGAGGCTTTTTAGGTCCCCTCCCTACTCAATTTAATTAAGCGACTACTGAATCCCAGAACCAACCTAGATCAGAAGCAATAACTTTATTGTCAAAAGCCATTTCTCCTTCAATACGGTCTGCCTTGAGAGATTCCATACGGAATGAACTTACGCCAACTGTTGAACCGATACCGCCTGATACACCTGTCCATGAGAAAGAGTATCCAGCAGAAGGAGTCAACAAGCCTGGTGTTGGAGCAACATAAGCAAGAAGGGCTTTCTTTCCTGAGGTAAATGAATACGCAGCAGTTGCACCTTCGTTGTTTGTAGCCTTAACACCTTTAGAGATGATAACGCGAGGAATATCAAACATCGCGGCTAACATATCTGAAGTAACAGTCTGTGCAGATGTGTACTTGATACGGTCTACGATATCAGGGTGATTCTTTAGTGCACGGAATACATCGTATCCCAATACTAAAGTGTTTGGTTCCATACCAGTTGTTGAAAGAATACCTGCCTTAGCGTCTTCGATATCATCAATTGGATCTGAAGCAGCATAGTCTGACCATTGCTTTACTTCGTTTGTTGAAGGAGTTCCTGAAACGCCATCGTAATCATTTGCCCATACGCCACCAGCAAAGAAGTCTGTGTTCCATTGGATTTCCTTACGAAGCATTAAACGACGAGTTACAAACTCTGTCGCTTCGCGAAGTGGGTTGATAGGTGCGTCTGAGTTAGCAAGAGTCTGGTCATCTACGTCCTTATGGAACGCAAATACATCTGCGCTATAAGAACCAGTTGATAGACCGTAGCCTCCACCAGCAGATTCAGTTCCACCAGCGCGGCGTTGTGCCTCATCGCGGAACCAATCGTTCTTAGTGTAGGTAAAGAACTTGTCAGACTTCTTGTCCACAGGAATTACTGGGAACACCTTGTCTGCAATAAAGTTGTCTTGATTTTGTAGGTAGGCAATTGAGATGTTAGTCAGAATCGCGTCTACGTGTACTGAGTTGATATTTGGCTGTGGCATTTTTTATTCGCTCCTTATGCTGCTCTGCCAGCGTTGGCGCAAGCGACAACGACGGTTACGATTTCGCCAGACGCTCCACCTGTAACGGCTTGAGCAACGGCGTACTTAGTTGTATCTGTTCCATGAACGATTGCAACGCCTGCACCTGCTGATGAAGTACCAACAACTGCTGCTGCGGCAACTGTGCCACCTAGAACTAACTTGCTACCACCTGCAACAAGAACTTCTGCTTCTTGTCCTGATGTTGGAGCATTTTGTAGAATGCCAATTGGCAAATCTGTTGCTGCGGCTACTGCGATTGCTTGACCGCTTGAGTTCAACTTTACAAATGTGTACTGTAAAGCAGATAGGTCAGCACCCGCAACGAGCGTTAACTTTACTGAATAATTACTAATTTCATATGCCATTTTACTTAGCACCCTTCTCGTTTAGGTATTGATTGTACAAGTCAGTGTTTTTAGCAACAGCGTTAGCAAACGCCTGTTCGAAAGTTACACCATCTGTTCCAGCAACAGCCTTAGCCATAGAAGTTAACTGCTCGTAAGCAGAACCGCTAGTAGGTGTTGATGACTTGCCGATTTCGGCAAATATATTTGCTGACTCCGCTTGAGCATTAACTGAGTTAAGTGCGTCTTCGAAAGACTTTGCTAACTCTTCGTTAATTTCTGCTAACTGGCGAAGTGCTGGGCCAATTTTTTCAGCATCTAGACCTAGGAATTTCCAAGCCTTTGCTTTCTCAATTGACTCACTATCAGCGCGTGCAACTCTTTCTGCTTTTAGAACTTCTTCTGCACTATTAGCACGAGCGGTTGCTTCTGCTGCTGACTTCTCTAAATCTTCTAACATTTTACGAAGTGGCTCTGGAGCCGACTTCACTAATGAAGCGGTATCAATTACAACTTCATCGTCTTCTGACTTCTTAAGTTTTCCTTTAGCAGTTGCTAATTCGTCCTCAAGCATTTTGATTTTTTTCATCATTTCGTCGTAAGACATTTTTTTCTTGTCTTCTTGCATCGCCTTATCTACTTCTTCAGTAGACACGACTTCAGAAGTTACTTCCACGTTATTATTTTCTGACATGGCTTCCTCCTCAGTCCCGTTCTGGAACTCGTTTGAGTTATTTGTATTATTACTTAGGTCTGAAAGAAGGTCGTCCACGCCAGTTAAATTCTCTGACTTGATGACTAACCAACCTTCATGAAGGTGAGCAGGGTGGTCAACGCCACTAGTTTCCTCGATATTGAGAGCAACCATTTTGCGGGCCTTGGCCATACTTCTCCTTTTTCATAGATAGTTCCTACGTACGCGGTCCTATTCCGATAGAATAGTAACACGATAGTCTTTAGTTTAGCGAGTACTAGCCTTGATTTTAGGCTAGAGGATTCACTTTGTTGGCGTGTTTCGATTCTTAAAATCTAAACTTTTTCTTACATAGCAGTCGTTGCAAATTACTTGAGTTCCCCATGGCTGTCCGCCAAACTTTGGGTTGAAAATTTTGCTGCAAAAAGGACAAGGTCTAGGACTAGCCATTAAAAGTTATTTAACCTCACTTAACAGGTCCGCCTACTATCCAAGCATCACAAGTGCGTTTACTGGCGCACTTAAAATCAAAAGCCTCACAATATCCGAGGTCTCCAGCCCTAGTAGTATCCCAAGCATTAGCCGCGCTATCTCCAGCCGCTAATCCGTCTTTAATACAGTTGAGCATCTTTGGAGTTTGTATAAATGCCGCGCAATTTCCGCACTTAGATTTCTTCGCCTCGGCGACTGTTGTATCCCAACGGTCTGCTTTCTTTTGCCAAAATTCAGTATTAGGTTCATTTGGATTTAACGGACCATAAGCCGCTTTATCAATTGCGTCTTTTCGGTTGGCTAAATTTTTTTCTACGTCAGTAGTCGCGACAGGGCAACCTTCTGCTTTGTTAACGTAGAAACTAGTTAAATCGACCATTACTCCTCTTCAGAATTCCTTAGCGGGAAAGTGGCAATCCATAATACGCTGGAAAGAATAATAGCATAACCTACTACAGTTTTCGCGGAACCGTCAAGGACGACCCAAGCAACAAACATACCTAGCAAAGTCCAAATTTGGTTAGCAATATCTGAGAACCATTTTTTCATTACATCCTCCTTCTATAACTAGCGCTACCTGCTAAGGCTGCGGAAGCGGCAGATTGGACTGCTATTCCACTTACGATAACTGCGGCAACGATTGTTTGTTCTGACTCGGCCCGTTCCTCATCAGACATATCTGCTCCGATACTGCTAATAGCCAATAAGGCTTGAGCAGGGTCGCTAAAAATAGTTGTAAGTAATTCTACTGGACTCTCTAATACAACTAAGGCTGCGGCAACTTCAGCAGTTACGATTACTTCATTTCCGTTAGCGTCTTGGCGTACTTCAACAGGCGTAGAAGGTGGAAGGTCGTCTAAAGTAATTCCCGCTTCAGCGATAGCCTCTACTGTTACTGCTTCACCTTCAGCCGACTCAATTAAGGCTTCAGCAACTAATTCTCTTTCAGACTCAGTGAAAGTTCCATCGGCGCTTAATGCTTCAGAGAGATTATTTACTTCATCTTGAGTAATTTCTCCGTCTTGAGATAAGGTTTCTAGTATCTCTACTGCGTCCTCTGTTGTAACTTGCCCGTTTGAAACTAAGTCCTCAACTAAATTATTCATTTCGGCTTGTGTAATAGGTTCTTGGCTTTCTACCATTTCGTTGGTAGGCTCGTCTTGTGGTCCTTCCAACTGACTTTCTTGCTCTAGTTCTTGTGTCGCTTGTTCTAGTGTTTCTTCTATCAAAGACTCGCCAACAGGAACAGATTCCCCATCAGTTAAAAGTTCTTCTATGGGTGGCTCAGGTATTAGTTCTTCTATCGTGGGCAATGGCTCTAGGTTTGTATCTATCACAATAATCTGAGGGGGAATATATGGATTTACTATCTCTGGTGTTATCACTGGTGGCTCTACTGGAACAACAGGTGGCACTACTACTGGCTCTACTGGCGTAGGCGTTACTGGTTCAGGGGCAAGTTCTACAGGCGCAGTAACTTCAGTTATGCCGATTGCCTCTAATGTTACGATACTTCCATCATTTAATCTAGCCCCAGTTCTTTCATCGCCATACAAAGGTCCTTCTACGTTATAGGTATATTCAACTTGGCCTGTAAGAGTTATTTGCGCAGTAATTACGATATTAGTAACGGCACCATTTAGAGTTCCGTAAGGGCGATAAGCCCCATCTACTTGAAAACCGCCATCGCTGACTCTAATTATGAAATGGGTATCAGGCATACGGTTTGGCAAAGCCCACCAGTCCCTAGATTCAATAGATACAGAAGGAGTAGTGGGATAGGTCCAATAAGTTCCGTCAGGATTACCAAAAGTTATTACCGAGTTAGTCGTTGCGTAAACATTTGAATAAGTTACTTCATCAAAAATAACTGTAGTTGTTAAGGGTACTTGATAACTAACATCATCTCCGCCATTAGTAACAATAACAGTTACAGCAGGTTCAGGTGCAGGCTCTCCTTCAGCGTAGGCAGGAGTAATAAATAGCCACCCTGATAACAAGTAAGCAGCAAATAATAAACGCAGAGTTTTCAAGCGTAATCCCCATTAAGTTAGTTCCAGTAACTTAATAGTTATTATCGCATAGAGGCTTAAGCAATGGCGGTTAAAGCCGTTAAAAACTCCTTATGGTTCATAAACTTAGCAATCAAAGCATTATCTTTAGCAATTAAGTTTGCATACTCTTGCCTCTTACTTGGCGTTAGGTATGGTTCTCCTAAACGTAATAAAGTTTGCTTATCTATTAAGCCATTGCCAATTAAAATCCAATTAACCGCGATACTCTCAAATAAAGCGCTTTCATAGAAGTCGAAATTCCTAGTCAAGACTTTCTCTTTGGCTACATCTAAAAGGTATTGGACTCTGTGAGATGCTTTATTCCTAGTAGAAAAGTCTTTCCAAAATTCAGTATCTTTCCTCGCTGAGGCGTAGTGGAGATATAAGAAATCTACAGTTTCCAAAGTCTGGGCTAAAAAGACTGTATTCAACTTATCTCTTATTTGGTCGCTTCTAACTTCTAAATTGGCAACATTACTCATAAACTTTCTTAACATTACGATGGCCTGCATAATAGAAGTCGCTTCTAACGGTTCGATAAAACCTGTAGAAAGTCCTACACCGAAAGCATTCTTAATCCATATCTTTTCATAACACCCTGCTGTGAAATCAAACGCACCTTTATCTGCCCTAGGATAATGAGGCTCATAGCCTAAGTAACTTTCTATCTCTTCCGCGGCTTCTTTTTCTGAAATATAATCGCTATCGAATACATACCCGCAACCATATCTATTCTGTAAAGGTATTTTCCAAATCCAGCCATACTTCATAGCGATAGCCTCTGTATAAGGCGGAACGTCTTCACCCATTTCTATAAAAAAAGGAAGTGCCTTTTTACAAGGTAACTTGTCAGTATGTGACTTCCAAGTACTCTTATAGAAATTGCCAATTATTAACCTTCTAAAACCTGTGCAGTCAAAAACGAAATCGCACGGCAAAAAAACCTTATTAGTTTTTAGGGCTGTTATGTAGCCTTCTTCATCGCTAACAATTTCAGAGATGATTCCTTCTTCATGCTTTACTCCACGGCTTATGGCAACAGACTTTAAGTATGCCGCTAATAAGCGAGCGTCGAAGTGTAAAGAGAAACTACTATGGGGTTCTATCAGCATTGTTTCTGGGTTTTTAACAAAAGGAACTTTATTACTTTCCCCTGACTTTTCGAGGAATGAATAATCCTTCAAGTCGTCATCAAAAGTAGGGGCGACTAAATGAGCGTAGTTCGTTACTTCTTCTTCATAAAGGCTTTTAAGGCTCCATGAATAATCATTAGTAACGCTATCTTTCACATAGAAGGGTTGATGATAAGACTTTCGCGAAGAACTCCAATTAGTAAATTTAATACTAGTTTTGATAGTCGCTTGGCAATTTGCAATAATTTCAGGAATAGATATTTCTAAAAACTCTAAAACTTCTACTAGGTGCGGTGTACCGCCTTCACCTGCTCCTAAAATGCCATACTCTTCACTTTCAATTAAAGTAATATCAGCGAAAGGAAAGGTGCGTTGAGCATATAAGGCTGTTAGCCACCCTGCTGTTCCCCCACCTGCAACGATTATTTTTTTCAAAGTAGTAGCCCAAAGTGTTTCAGTATAAATATCAACGCGAGCGCACTCCAAAGTATGTTGAACCAAATTAAAGTAGGAATAGTTTTAACAGTCGAGGACCAAATTAAGCCGAGGCTACTAATTAAAGCAAAGATATAAAACCACCAGATACTTACATCAAAAAGCAAGCCCGGAATTATTATTATGCCCTTAGCAAGAAAGGCAAAAAACTCTACTGTATTAGCCCGCGTCCAGTATTTTTTATGCCGCATAGTTCCAAGCGCTACCACCCAAGCCATGTGATTTCTTTTAGAGTTCATCTGATATTGCCTGTAGCCCTCCGCCTGATTTTGAGTTAATTCTAGTCTGTGATGCTTCTATATTATACGCATCTCTTTTTTTCATAAATCGATATACAAAGTTAGTCTTCTTTTTCTTAAAAGTCATGTAATGTACTAAAGGTTCCCCTTTTTTGATATTTACTTCTTCGCCATCGCCAAAATAAAATAATTGCTGGCTTAAAGCGTGAGAAAGCCAAGAGTCCCACATACCTGCGGCTATTTGCCAATCGCGGTCCGCGTGGTAGAAAAGAGGTAGTTGTAGAGTTGAGTACCCTTTAGGAGTTTTTAAGAACCAAGGGCAATTCAGTTTGAAAATTAGTTGGGCTTTATCGCCTCTATGTTTGTAATCCATATAGTCTAACATTTGGTCTTGAGGGTGCGCTTTAATAGTGTAATACTCTCCAATGCCAGCCTGAGCCCACCATTGGTTGCTTTCTTTATCGTACTTAAAAGACATATCGCACCAAGCGGGAAGTATTACCCCTGTAGTAAACCAATCAACAAAACTAGGACAAGTTTTAATCGTTCTTCTTCTTTGGCTCTTTAATCCAAAATTACCTAAGGGTGAAAATCGCGGAACCTTCTTCCAAGCGTCAGGAATGAATTTCATTGCAGGTTGCGGTTGGCATAAAGGGTCTTCTGCTAAGCCCGGAACATTAGTAAGGAAAGTCATTAGCGGTTCTTTTTTGCGATTGAACATGTTACCAGCCTAGTTTATTTACTTAAGTAGCACAAGTCCTCTTAAGGTTTTTGATGGTCTAAAAATTCGTTGCCATAAACATCTTGGCCTTTGAAGTACAGCCTTCCTATATTGTTTGTAAGGCTATCTTCTACCTCTCGCCTATGAGTTACTGTATCTACTAGAGTTTGAAGACTTTCTTGCATTGTTTCTTCGTCAAAAACTTCCTCTGCTAATTTCAATGAAAATGAATCAGCGTAATATCTTGGAATTGGAATGAAACCAGCAAGCGGAGTTCCCGCAGGTATAAATACTTTAAGATTAGGCATTTGAATTTTTAAGTTGAATGTAAAGGGGTTATTTAAGTTATCTGTCTCTACCACTCCAGTCATAACAGTTATATTTGGAATAACATAGTTAGGTGGGTTTATCGTCATTAAATTAACGCCCTTAGGAGTTTTTAGCGTGATAGGTGGACTTATAGTTATGATTCCTGAACCGAAATGACTCTCTATCATAAATAGTTTTCTATCGAGAGTTTCTCTTTCTTCATAAAAATCAAAAGTTACAGCGCCTATATCACTCCCGCCGTCCCAAGTAAAAGAAAAGTCGAACTCATTCGTAACGATAAATCCATATTGGTTGCCTATAGTTAAAGGCAAGCATCTATAAAAGTGCGGCGTAAACCAATCTCTAGTTTTCTTTGGCCTTTGTATTAAATTAAGTACTCTTTTTTCTACTGAACTAGAGTTATCAACTAGTGGGCTTATTACCACCGCGATAGTTTTATCAGGGACTTCTTTACCTTTTGGCATTGCCTTGAATTTACCTTATTTACTAAGGCCTTACAAGCACTTACTTAGTTAGAGAACTCATTTTATGGCCGACTTGAATATCTGTTTCTTTACCATCTCGATATAATTGAATTAGTACGGCAGGATTATCTTTTTCGCCTTTAATCTTAAACTTAGTATTAGGAATATCTAAAGTGCCATAATCCATGATATGGACTACTTTACCTGTTGCCCTACCGCCTGATGAGTTCCATGAAACCATATCTCCTTCTTTTAAGGACTTGGCTTTATCTAGTGCAGTGTTATAGAGAAACACTATAAGTCTCCATATTGAGCAAGTGCTGAGGTAGCGGCATTTACATAACCAACCATTTCTGCGTAACCATCTTGAAGTGGTGCTAATGTGCCAGGTGCTTTCATTATTTGTGCTGCTTTGGAATTTCTTTTGACCCTGACTTGCTTCATTTTGTTTTTATTACCTAATGCGCTCTGAACATCTTTGAAGCCTCTAACTGCGCCTCTTGCCATATCAAAAGACCTTCTATCTTTAGCGTTATCAACGAGTTTCTGGGCTCCTGCCATCATATTACTTAGGCCTTCGTGCGCTTCGACTAATTTATCTTTGAACTCCTCTGGCGCCTGAGAACCGCCACCGCCACCCCCGCCTTTTCTTCCGTGGCTAGATTGGTTATGGCTACCATGTTTAGCAACTTCTTCTTCTAAGCCGTGATCGTTTAAGAATATCCCCATTATCTATTCCGCCTTTTTTTCTTTAGGAATTTGTATAACAAGATTGGACTCAGATACAGCAACAGAGCAAGCGCACTCGCTCGAACAGCAGGACGATTGCGGTAAGAATCTAAAATCTTTCTCATCCATTTTTCTTCTTTCGTTTTGATGGTTTCATTATAGTATCAACATGAACGCTATTAACGTCAGGGGAAGATAACTCCACTTTGACTTCTTCAGGCTCAGGTAAGTCCGCACTTATTCTCTTTGCTTTGCCACCGATTGAATAGCCTCTTAACTTTCCTGCCTTTACTAAGTCCCAAGCCCAATCATTCCATTGAACTACCATGAAAACTGTATTAGGTGGATATGTAACTTGGCTTGTCGTACCATTGGCTTTCATCATAGGAACGCTTAACTCATAAGGGAAAGTCATTACTTCTAACCACTCACCCGCAACTACATCTTTGTTATGTTGTAAGCGGATTCTTCTATCGCCTGACTTTACATACTCCCATACTGCAACCTGTAATTCATCAGCATCGGTCCATTCAGAGTGAGCGTCTTCTGTATTAGGAATATAAAGGGGTCCTAAGGTAAATTTTCTTTCATCGGCTTTCATAAAAGGTTCTTCATAGCGTAAAGACTTTTCTACACCGTCAATAATTCCACTTACCCAACTCTTTGCAGGGTCTCCGCCCCAAGCGTCCCAAGCAACTCTACCGCCACTAGGAAAGCCATCTTCCCCTTGACTAAAACCTTTTCCTGCTTTATCACTTTCATGGCGGGCTAAGAAAGAATTCATGCGGCGAATAGTCCTTAAACTTACTGGGCGTCTTGCGGCTAATTGAGCAGCGCGAGCGCGACCAACGCTAGTAAAGCCTCCACCAGCATGTCCTTCTCTAATCCATTCCAATGCTCTTTTAGCAGCGCGAGCAACTGAAGCAGGTGGAGTATAAGTATCTGTATCTGAGGCCTTTTCTAATTCATCTTCAATAGGTTCAACTAAAGTAGTTACGCCATCTCCAGTTAATCCAAAGGCAACTTTATAGTAATCGTACTCGCCTTCTTCCCATTGGTCCACGTATTTTTCAACCAGCATCTCTTCACCATTAAATAGTTCTTCTAGTTCGATTCCGTCAAATACTAATTCAGTATCTAGAATAACTGGCGTATTAAACGCTGCGTCCTTACTGAAATCTAAACCGCGCTTAGTCAATTCGGCTGTTATGTAGTGATGTGTGACTAGCGCGGCTGAATTAAGTTCCTCTTGATTTAACTTCTCATAAAGGCTTAATAGTTTTTCTGCCGTGGCTTTTTGAACCGCGTCAGGAACATTGGCATACAAGGCTCTTACATGGGCTGCTGCTTCACCTTTAGTTTGGTGGCAAGCAACCATTTCTCCTGTATTAGGTTTAATCACGGCATAGGCAGAACAACCTTCGACATCTGTAGCGACTTTGTATGGCATAGACTTAGTTTACCCCTTAACAGGCTTTTTGAAGGCTCCGCGCCTCTGCAACTCTTTCAATGCCTCTAAATTATCTTCTGCTGCCATTTCCATTAGAACTTGGTCAGGCATAGTTCCATAATTTAATTTAGTACAAGTATTTAGTACTGGAGTTACTTCTTCCATGGTTTATCCCATCCGAACGTTTGAGCCATCGCCATTACTAATGGATTAACTGATGGCTTACCTCTGTCTTGACCTACAACATAATCTAAGAACCCTTCAGCAAAGGCTTCAGAAGGGTCGCTATTGCCGTAAGTGCTCATTAGTTTAGTGCCTGCCACATCTAGGCCTAGTGATTGATAAGTGCGACTTAAAGTATCGTTGATTAACTTATCTTTAGAAGTAAAGTCCAATGGTATATCAGGGCTATCGATAGCGTGACCCCATTCATGAGTAAGAACATAAGTTCTAACCCCTGTCTTAAATTGAGCGTCCATTGCATATCCGCCTTGCCGCATTTGATTTGGATTAAGCGCATCACCTTTAATCCACATTAACCGACCTCCTTGACCGCCTCGTACTGTCGCGCCAAAAGCCGTATCTTTAGTAACATTTGTAATATCGTCGCCTATTCTAATTACTAATTGGTCTAAGGGATATTTTTCTTGTAAGTCATCGACATCTCTCATAAACGAGGCTTCGTTAATTTCTGTATGATACGGGCTAGCAGACTGATTAGAAAAAACCACTATCTTACCATTTTTGTAAACTCTTGTAGGTTTATCTATTAAGTACCCTTCAGCATTTAAGGCGTAATCCCTATTCCATTCCGTCTTAGTAATAACTCTTTTCTCGGACTTTCCTGTTGCTAACCTATTAGAGTCGCTAATAAAACTAACATACTCTTTATCATTCATTTGATGCCACTCGCCCTTTTGCCAGTTAGGACCCATACCGCCGCCGTGAGTTTTTTGGTTGTGGCGCCCTTGTAAATGTTTAGCAAAAGATTCTTCGGCAGGTACAATTACCGCAGTACAACGACAATTAGGGTGGGCAGGTGGCATTTGGTCGCCTGTACTAAAATTCATAGTCCACGAAATTTCCAAACCGTTCATTGGTCCGCAAACATCACAAGTTCTTTCATCTCTTGCA